CAGTCCTTCGCATGTAGAGCTTGGCGTTGACAGCGTCAGCCTCTGTGCCGTCAAAGTCATTCCAGGTGTCAATCAACGCGGTGCGGGCGTCGATGGTGTCATTGGGGAAGAACGCTCTAGTGACAAACCGCCGCTTGATGTCCAGCGCAAAGCGTGCGCCAAGATCCAGCGTGTTGTTGAACTGATACTCAGCAGAGCTAAGGATGTCCCCAAGGAAGTCAAAGGACGTGATGGCGTCAACGTCGGTCACATCATCGATGTTGTCGTCACCGTCAATCACCAAGGCATCAAGGTCGTCGCTGTAGAAGCAGTCAGTCTTCGTGCCTTGATACGGCGGGGTGTCCTGATCTTCCCTGCGGGTCTGAACGGGGATGCTGCCAACAGCATCAGGGAAGTCCATGAGCACGCTAGTGGCGTTCGTGCTCTTGTTGCCAAGCTCGTCCTCAAACTTGACCAGCACCTCACCTTCGACCAGCGGGATAATCGCTTCAGTCGAGTTGCCTGCAACGGCAGGGATCAGGTCAACAGAGTTAGGCCACGTTGCAGAGCCATCAGTCAGGTTGCTGTGTTTAACGTGAACAAGGCCATTCACCTTTACGTCAAGGTCAACAGTCTGATCCCACCGCAGGCGAGCACTATTAGCGCTGATCGGTTCAATCGATAGGTTCTGCACATCAGCAGGCACTGCCGTCTTGCCCACAAGCGTGAACGTTGCTGTTGAAATCGTGCTTTGCTTGCCTAGATAGTTACGGGCCAGCACTTGCACGCTCAACGTTCCAGCACGCAACGCCCGCAGCGTCAACGACGGACTGCTGGTGATTAGCGTTGTGAAGTTGTCATTATCTAGCTTGTACTTAACAAGAAAGTCATTAGTGTTAATACGATCGTGACTCCAACTAAAGTCAAAGCCGGTGTGAACCGTCTGACCCTCTTGATATAAGAACTCAGAGCCTGTGAGACCTTCTGGCGCGGCAGGAGTCCCAGACAGGTTGGTGATGTCCCGCGCAGTCAGCGAAACATCCTCTTCAATAGCCGCATAGATTGATTCGTTATATGCAATCGCACTGACGCCATAAACTCCATCGCCTGACTCGGCTACCGACAACACACGGAACTTTTGAACCTGAACATCAGTGGTGTCGATCAGATAAACGGCTGCTGCATTTGGCGCTTCACTAAAAGCTTCGCTAACAGTGATGTCCGCTCCAGAAATGCTGGAGATCGTCTTGGTCTCAACTAAGCCCGTCGGCAGCAAAACTGAAAGCGTCGGGCTCGCCGCAAGATTTACCGACAGATCGGTGTCACTATCAATCGTGACGACTGTTGTCGTTGCCGAGCTGACACGCCCGCTTCTGCGTGTCCCGCCTCGCAACGGGTCGGCAATATCAACAACCATCCCAGGGCGGAGAATAATGCCGCTTTCAATCGCAACCGCAAATTCACACGTCTCGGTTAGGTTCTGCTCTGAAAGCAGCGTCCACTTGCCAAGGCGATGAGCTTGGCCTTGGCTGTAACAACCAATCGCCTTGATGTCTTTTTTAATAATGCCGTACTTAGCAACAGCGGCATGATCTTCAACGTATTCATACTCAATATCTCCGCGGGTGTCGTATGACTGCCACGCGACAACAGCAACGGTGTGCCGTGATTTTTGCGATGAACCTGAGTAAGAGAACCTCCCATCAACAACGTTGGAAGGGCCGAGCAGATATTGCGCATCTGTTGGCTTGTCTTGCAGCAGCACTAACGATCCGGCGCTGTAATACGCGATGCCACGGAAAATGGCAGTTAGCTGCTGAATGACGTTGTAAACCTCATCACGGCTATTGATGAGAATGTTGAGGCTGAAGCGTGGCTCTTGACCGCCTTTGCCATCATCTACAAGCTGATTACAGTATTGGCTAATGGCGAAAAAGTCATAGCGATCAAGCGTGTCTTCCGGAACGCCACTCCCAAATCTGTCGTTAATAAGCAAGTCATAAAGACACCAGGCAGGGTCATTCGTCCACGTTGCAGCTTGAAAGGTTCCATCCCAGACGCCGGAATAAGTGATCCTGCCGAGATGCGTTGTCGTGTCTACCGTCGCATTGCTCGGAATCTTGACCTTGATTCCGCGGATCAAATACTTACGAGACGGGATGCTGCCAAACTGCCGGGAATCAAACCGCAGACCAACAAGCGCAGAGTTTGGGTAACGGAACTTCTCGTCAATAATCTCTGTGTAGGCCTGAAAGAATGTTGAGCTAGCGCGGCGTGTGCTGGTTTCGTCTGCACTGACGCGAACCATCCGAATGTCAACAGGGAAAGCACCGCTAAGCGTGATCATGTAGTCACGCTGATATTTTGCGCTGCTTTTGCCAGTGATCGTGTCTGAAATAACGTCGTTAAAGCCACCGCCGTTGTATTGCACCTGAATCTTGATGCTGACGGTATGGCCGGTGATGTCGCCGTCATCCTCAACAATGCGAAGCGATGGAATCGTCAGAGTGACACGGACGCGATCAACGTCAGTGTCTGTAATCGATCGAGTGACAGGAGCGCCGTTGGTGACTTCAGAATTAACCGCTTGTTCAGACTGCGTTGAACCAAAATCGCCAGGGATGTGGGTTTGAGTTTGCGTGCCAGTGCGCGTAACAATCGTGAAGTCACTGAAATTGTTTGAGCCGTCCGGGTTTTGAACTGGCGTGTCTTCTAGGAAAACACTCTTATTCCCGTCTTCTAATCCTTGAATTTCACCCTCGCTAATGAGGTCAAGTACGGTGGCAAACTGTACTGATTGGAGGGTATCGTCAGCCTCTGTAGGTGTATGCGAACCGCCGCCACCTTTACCTCCGCCGCCACCAGCTCCAGCAATGTATTTGGTTTGCGTCATGCTGTCACCTCATCAACATCAAGACCGCTTGAAATAATTGCTGAACCAACAAACACCCGCCCATACGCTATCGGCACAGGCAAGCCCTGTTTTGATGTGTTGACGACGTTTGAAAAGCTAAAGGATTCAAGTTGCGCTGATTCGTCAAGCGTGCTGTCAAGGCTCGGCTGCGGTGAAAGTGTTTGCGCGATGCCCATGAAAACAAGGCCAATACCGATATTTCCAGCAGCAGCAGCGAGACCTGCCGCAAGGCCGGTCGCTCCAGGAACTACCGCAAATCCGCCTTTCGCCGCGATTAGTCCCACACCCGGAGCTGCAACAGCTACCGCAACAAGTGCAATCCCAGCCAAGATCTGCCCTAGTCCACGACCTGCACCTGCAATCACAGGCGTGATGCTAAAGACATCTTTTTCACTCCAAGGCATTATCAACGGGCTTACATTTTGCTCCGTTGCTTTTTCTTTGCTAACAGTTACTCGATAACCAACGCCATCCTTTTCGCTATCAATTAACCACTTATCTAGGCCGGGAAAGTTTACACACAACGCCTTGATCGCTTGAGCCGGCGTTGCAGCCTCAAGCTCAAACCGGCATTGACCTAATCGCTTGCGCAGTGCGCCATAGACCTTAATGACTTTCATGCCTCAGCGCACAGGCAGTGTTCTTGCCATAGTAACTGCTGCCAAGGGTGTAAACATCTCTGCTCGACAGCCTCCCCTGCACATGATGCAAGATCTGCGAATCGCCTAGATAGATTGCCGCATGGTTTGGAACAGGCGAAACCAGCTGCATCAACAACGCATCACCGCGCTGCAACTCTTCAACCGGAATCTTGTGGAACCCTTCCTTTTGAAAGTTCTCTAAATAGAGGTTTTCCCCGTGATCCCACCACTGGTCTCGGCGGTCATAATCCCGCAGCTCTAGGCCCCATTCCCTTGCGTACCAATCACGGCACAAGCTGTAGCAGTCCACAACACCGTGAACGAACTCACGCCCTACATAGGGAAGTTGAAAGCCGTCAGGCTCGCAATATCCCCAGGCCTCAGTGTTTGGGTTGATGATAAACCAAGGCAGGCCGGACTTTTCGCACGCCACACGATCAGCAGGTGACGGGGCAGGGTTGGTTTTGGGATGGCTGTGAACGACAGCAACGACTTCACCCTTGTCTTCTACTTCGTTCCAACCG